TGACAAGAAGCCCTCGTTAAGTCCTTTGGTGTAGGCCTCGTACCGCTCCAGTGTTGTGCCGCGAAGCAAAGCGTCAAGATTGAAACGTATGAAGCCGTCTGCTTCAGGCAGAAGCGGTGAAAGTGCTTGCTCTAGGCGCTCCAGTATCGGGCGCAGTGAGTGTTGCACGAAAGAAAGGTTCTGAGCTTCAACAGAGGCGAAGCTCATGGCACCAGCGACTGGGTGGCCAAGGAGCGAAATCGGGACTCGGAACAAGCGGGCGATCTCTTCAACGCCGAAGCGACGTACTTCAAGAAGCTGTGCGTCGGCGGCATTTAGTGTGAGCGGCTTGAAAGAGGCTCCACCAGTTAGAACGCCGAGCTTGCCAGCACGGTATGGGCCAGTGTGTGAAAGGTTCCAGTTACGAGCGATGTCTGAGATCTGCTCTTCAGTAAGTTCGGTTGGGGCCTCAATGACGCCGCCTGGGTTTGCAGCGTTGCCAAAGTAGCTGGCTGCGTAGACTTCAGCCGCCATCGCAGAGCCCAAAGTGATGCGGGCTGCAGCTATCGGACCAAGCCCAAGTAGCTGGCCTGGAAGTCTAAACATTGGGATATGTAACATTTCGCGCTTGGTAAGCGTCATGACCTTGGTGGCAGCGTCGATCGGTTGAACGTTGTCGTAGAAGCCGTTGTTCAGGCTCTGACTGTTCTGACCGATAGTGACTTCGTAAGTGATCTCGTCCATCGCGCTCTTGCGCTTGATTCGCACGTTGATTGGGTTGATGCAGTAGAGCTCAACCACGTCGCCCATGTCGTCGCGGACGGTCAAAATAAAAGCGTTGCCGTGCAGGTTTAGAGATGAGATGACCTGCTCGTAGAACTCCAGTCTTGTGGTATCTGGGTTCGGGTTGTTGACCCAGTTAGGCTGATCGCCATAGATGACTGCGTATGGGATTCGGTTGCGGCCGCGGCGCACAAAGGCACCAAGCGGCAAAGAACTGATGGTGTCGCCAAGTAGGCGAACGCAAGCGTAAACAGTTGACATGCGAACGGCGGTATCTGCGTTCACGTCCACACCAGCTGGGGTGGAGTAAGCAGGACGGCCAGGCAAAATCGGTTCTACGAACTGGTTGCCAGCGCGTTGTTCGCCTGCTTTGCGCAGTCTGTTCGATAAGCTCATTTAGTAGCCTTTTCTTTGCTTAGTTGGTACCAGCCGTCGTCCCAAAGGGTCAGTAGCCGCTCGAAGTAGTCTTGGTAGTTTGGTGCGATAGCCTCGAGTGAATACTTCTCGATTGCCTGTTTTCTAATCGCCGCACGGTCAAGAGACTTGACGTCCTCTGCGGCTTTCATGAAGTCTGCTAGCGTGTGGCATCTGTAGCCAGTCAACCCGTTGATGTTGGTCTCTGTGAATGCGCCCCAGTCGGTGGTGATTGTTGGAGTGCCGCAGGTCTGTGCTTCGATCGCGATATTGCCGAAGGGTTCGATGTAGAGAGTCGGTGCAAACAGCGCAATAGCGCCGCCCATAAGCTCTGCCCGTTTTTCAGGGCCGACGTTGCCGATGAACTCGCCGTAGCCGCCGTTAGGCTGACCAGGGCCAGCGATTATGAGCCGCTTGCCGAGGCGCTCGCAGACCTCTTGCGCAACGTTGTAGCCTTTGCGCTCAATCAGTCTGCCGATAAAAAAGTAGTAGTCCCCGTCGCCTTTACCAGCTGGGAATTGCTCAGGCTCTAGGTAGCCGTTAATAACGGCGTCAAAGAAGTTGCCGTCCACAGTGGTCGGGTTGTTGTGCGCTGCATAGACGGAGTGCATCCATGCGTAGGACTCAAAGACTCGGTACTTAGCAAATGTGCCGCCGTAGCCGATGCCGAACTCAACCGACATGTGACTTGGGAATGCATCTGCGATCTCTTTTTGCGCGGTGCCACCGATTAGGCAGATGAAGTCATTAGGCTTAAGCCTTGTTGCCATTTCGCGAATGGCATTTGCGGTGAAGATCTGCCAGTGTGGAAGCGTTGTGTCGAATGAGGCTGTGGTGTAATGACCGCCTGCAGTTGCAGCTTTTCGTTGCTTCTCGTTGATGCAAGTGACTAGCTCTGTGACTGGCGCTTCGTTCTGATCTCCAGCGTAGAGAATTACCTCATGACCGAGATCTGTCATCATGATGCAAAAGCGCCTCACTTTTTCAGTGAATGCGCAGCTTGTGAAGTCTTTGGTGACTTGTGTGTGTGGCAGTGCTACAACGTGAAATCTCATTGGTCCCCCGACCTTTTTCACTAGAGAGCTGCGATTTCTTCTGCTGTTAAGCCTAGCGCTGCGAGCTTTGCTTCTGCTGAGGCTTTGGCTGCGGCTTTTGCGCCAGCTGCAGTTTCTTGCGCAGCATAAAAAGCTTCAGCGTCGGCCTCGCGTTGCCTAACTTCGGCAACTTCTTCTTCAGTTAAATCAATATACTCGGTAATTCCAGTAGAACAATCTACTACTACCTTTTGCAGTTTATCCATTATTTTCCTATCTTAGTCCGTAGAGCGACGCCGTACTGCCCGCCGCTATGTTTCCCGTGTTTCCGAATATCTGAATTGAAGTAATCGCTGCCGTGTTACTCCAGCCCATATGCGCGTATCCTGTAACCCAGTAATTAGAGGTGGTGCCTAAGCAAGCTATCTTTGAAGTCATGACTTTGATGTTATTGCTGCTTGCGTAATCGAAAATCCAACACTCCATGGCCGAAAAGACGTAGCTTGGTTCGCTTGCGTTATTTGCCGAACCAAGCGCTAAAACGGTTTCACTTGTGCTTTGATCCGCACTAATGCTTGGAACATTGTCATACGCGTACCCGCGGGAGCGACTGTACCCAGATGAAGAGTTATTAAACTTTCCTTCTAACGCTACTCGGTTTGGACCGCCAGTATTGGCACTGCGTATATTCAACAGCATGTAAAGAGTCTTATATGTGCCTGGAATGGTCGTGAACTCAATCTGCGCCGCATTAGACAATAAAGTCTGCGTTTGAATCTTTACTAGAGCCATGTTTAAGCCGCCAATATCCCGTACAAGTGTACGACAGTTCCGCTGATGAAGTTATTGCGTTGCGGGTAGAACTTTAACTCTGTAATTGCCGCGGTAGAATTAAACAACCAAGACTCTACTGCGTCATTCCCCTGGCTTTGAGGCGAATTGCCAGCATGCCCAACACCCCCTTTAAGGCGAGAAGTAGAGGCGTAATTAAATATGTTTAGCAAACCAGTAGTACCAAAAGTGTTAGAAACAGAATCAGCTGACCAAGTAAGCTCTCCAGCTGCACCCGTGCTTGAAAAACCGAGGACAGTTGGACTTGTGTTGGTCCGAATCCCGCGACTTGCGTAAACAGACGTTGTTACTCCATTTGCTTGCAAGTAAAAAGATGCATTACTAATACCGCTTGCTTGGTCCATCTGAATGGCCGTGTAATGCAAAACAAGGTCTGTATAGGCGCTTGATATGCTTGAAAAAGTTATGTTGTTTACAGCTGAAGTTACGTTAGAACTGGCAATAAGAGTGTAAGTGGCGGCCATGACTATCCTTTCAATCCATAAACTGCTATGGTCGTGCCCTCGATGAAAGGGCTTAGAAACGGGCGAAACACTAACGAAGTAACGGCAGCGGTGCTTTTCCACATTCCAGCTGTTGGCCCTGAGACTTCATCGCCGCTGTTATTGTTTGACAGCGTACCCGTTTGCACAAAAGACTTGTATTTGTCAGTGTCATTGTAGTCTAAAAGAACAGCAGTTGCAAAACCAAAAATGTTGCTACCCGCACCAGCACCAGCAGAGTTTAGAGATAAACCACCCTCGGTAGTAGAGTATGCGGCACCTAATCCGTTTGCAGTACCATAAGAATAAAGATACTGAGTTACATAGTTAGCAGCAGTTGTATCATTATTTGGGTTGCACCAGTTTGGTCCATTTACATTAGACCTGCTGTTGCGACCCATAACGCGCATTTCAAGGTGCCTATATGTGCTTGGCACGTTGATTGTTACGCTTGATGTACTACTGCCTACAACTGTGTGTGAGTCTATATAAAAATAATCACCTGCTGTAGCAGTAGATAACAACCCGCCATAGCCGCGAGCCGAAGCGCCTGCGATTGTACTGACTATTGGTGACATTTGCTCCCCTTAGGCGAACTTGGTTTGTGTCTCAAGAACAGTGAAAGTGGCAGAAGCTGTTTTAATGATGGTGAATGAGTAAGCATCAATAGATGAAGCATTGCCAGCTGTGATAGCTGCAGGTACCTTTGGTGTCACGGTGACTCCGTCGATCTGAATAACGTTTGGGTAGTACGCAGTTGCGCCGTTGGTGTTTAGCCAAACGACTGTGATTGCGTCGCCAGTTGTGAGCGCCGTGTTCAAAGAGACTGAGCTGCTGTACCTGATGTTCAGCGTGTGGTTGGCAGTTGCGTTGCTTGTGTAGTACCAAACGGATGCGGTATCAACTTCAATGTTGATTGTGCCAGTAGCGGCAGAAGCCACAATATTGATGTCTTCTTCAGTTCCACGCACTACAGCATCTTTAAGGGTTGCACCTGAGATTGCTGGTGTTAGCAGAGTTTTGTTAGTAAGAGTCTGTGTGCCAGTGTCTGAGACGAGGACGGCGTCAGCGTTGCCGATGGTTGAACCACCAGGTAGCAGCAAAGTGTTGCTTGCAGCTTGCGCATGAGTCTGAGCTTTGACTTTTTGCCCGTGTGAGTTAACAGAACAGTTAAGCTGAATTGCTCCGTCAGTTGAGCCGCCACCTTGAACTTCAAGAATATACGAAGCAGGCAGAACTGCCAAGTTGCCCGAAGCAGTTGTGGTTGTGCCGCCAAGGATTGGCGATGTGAGGGTCTTGTTGGTCAGAGTCTGTGTGCCAGTTAGAGTGGCAACGGTTGAGTCAATGGCGATTGTGCCCGAGGTGGTGATAACGCCGCCTGATAGGCCAGTTCCAGCTGTGATGCTGGTAATGTTGGTTGGACCAGTTGGTCCAGTTGCGCCTGTAACGCCAGTTGCTCCAGTAGCGCCAGTTGCACCCGTAACGCCAGTTGCACCCGTAACGCCAGTTACTCCCGTTGGGCCAGTAGCACCAGTTGGTCCAGTTGGGCCTGTTGGGCCAGTTGGTCCTGTGGCTCCAGCAGCATAAGCATAAGCAAGCGAAGTCCAAGCAGTTGTGCCGTCACCTGTTTTGAACTTTGAGGTGTCGGTTTCTATCCCCAGCTCGCCAGCGGCTAAAGTTGGGTTGGCGCTAGTCCAGTTTGCTGCCGTGTCTCGGCGTTGTTGCATTCTTGCTGTCATGTCTCCTGCTTTCGCTTGTTTAGAAGGTTACTGTCGC